ATGGCCAGCTTCAAAAAGATCAAGGGCGGATGGCAGGCGCAAGTGGCGATTAAAGGCACTCGTGCAGCACGAAACTTCTCGACCAAGGCCGAGGCAGTCAGCTGGGCCGCCGAGCGCGAGACTGAGATCCGGAAGCAGCACGAAACCGGCATCGACCTCAGCAAGACCGTCGGAGATGCCTTTGATCGATATGGCACGGAGGTATCACCTCGCAAGAAGCGGGATCCGAAATGGGAGCAAAACCGGTTCGCATTTATCGGCGATCAGGAGATCAACGGCCGGGCAATTAAGACGATCCCACTCCACGAAATGACTTCGGACCTTTGGGGCAAGTGGCGCGATCATCGTCTAGACGTCGACAAGGTTGCGACCTCGACCGTCAACCGCGATTTCAGTCTAATCTCTAATGTGTATACAGTCGCGAGGCGCGAGTGGAAATGGGTCGCGGCAAGCCCAACTACTGATGTCCGCAGGCCGAGGGACCCTGAGTCGCGCGATCGCAGGATCTCCCAGGATGAAATCGACCGGTTTACGCTGGCCAGCGGCTTTGATGAATGCCCGGTGACAAAGGTGAAGCAACGCGTCGGCGTCGCGTTTCTCTTTGCGATTGAGAGCGCGATGCGCGCCGGCGAAATATGCGGACTGAAACCGACATCGATTGATGGCCCCGTAGCCACGCTTTACAACACCAAGAACGGCACTCGCCGCCGGGTGCCACTTTCAAAACGCGCCATCGAACTGCTGAGTTTCCTGCCTAAGAGTTCGGATTCTGACGCCCCTCTGTTCGGCCTGACAGCAGCATCCCTAGATGCAAACTATCGAAAAATTCGCATAGCAGCTTGTACTGAAGAAATAAATTTCCACGATACGCGCCACGAAGCGATTACCAGACTATCGAAAAAACTCAACATACTTGAGCTGGCCCGTATGGTGGGCCACAAGGATCTAAGAATGCTGCAAATCTACTACAACGAAACTGCAGAGAACCTCGCGGCCATGCTGGGGTAACTATGACTGCAGCGGTGTAATGCACACAATATTCATTTATGCGCCATTCAAGGCGGAAGCATACTTGCGTACCTACTTTCATACCTACACGCATATCATTGTTGGACTGATGGAGCATCCGCTTGGAAGTCAGACATCATGATAAAGATGAACGTTCTTAATACTTCGGGGCATACGAAACCATACGCGGCATTATTTTTTCCTCATAAAGTCCGTCAGGCATGGGGATGCCACTAATGTTTTCGAGAATGAGCTGCTCACCTATCGTTTGTAGCTGTCGGATATAGGTCCGACACTCTCCGCGCCTCTCTGCGGCTTCATATGGTGTTATACTTTTTTCTACCTCCATGCGATCCCAAATCCAAATCCAGCGTTCCCAGTAATTTTCTATCAGTTTTAAACAATTCCAGCGATATAGATCAAAACAAGATTTAACATCGTTGCCATTCATTACTTTAACAATAATCTCTCTCGCCATTTCATCGTTTATCTTATCAACATCCATCGTTTTAATATTAAATACCCACCCATAATCTAAGCTTGGTAGATCTTCAAAAGAATATAAAATTATTATGCTAATAAACTTACAATCTATCCGAAGCAATTTAATATTATCTTCATTTGTCGGACTAACGAATTCATCATTCACACCGCCTATAAATACACCAGCCATGAAAATCTGCTTACCTGGGTCGAATTCCTCTGGGATAACTATCAAATTTTCTTGATCTGAAAGTACTTCAGTCGGTGACATATTCATACGTGTGAAGCGGGCAAAAAATACTGCGGCAAATTTCTCCGGAGTGCTTAGCGCACGAGTGTAGTGACGGTTTTCTGCCATACGATCATCACCAGTATGCGGCTTTGTCATCTTAAAGTGAATCATATGCTCGCCTCCTTCGGCTCGCGGAGGATGCACGGAATATTTATGGCTTCCAATAGGCTTATCAGTAAAATCGCCTAAATTTAAACCTATAAATGGGAATATCTGAAGTAACCACTTTCCGCCATTCTTTTTTTCTCTATCATCTATTTTAAATACACGTTTCAACTCGCCGCCGCAATTAATCGCAACTATAGTTTCCAAAATATTCACTCCAATATTTAAATTAAAATATCACTAAACCACTAGAAGCGATTTGCAAAATACATCGCACGCTCTTCAGTCCACATAGAGGCGTCGTTGTCACGAGAAAATTGATTGTCAATAAAGCACTGTAGCATAGCCTACGGCTCCCGTTGCAGCAGTACATTTCGCCTTGAGGCCCGACGCTACGAAGTAAAGTTACACCAAAAGCTACGCCGGACCTACGCAGCATTTGGTGTCGCGCAAAGCATTAAGGAAGCCGATCGAATATCCTACGTTCTGACAAGGAGGATAGATGAAGGCAACCGACCGTAAGGACAGACCGGCCCGCAGTATGGCCTTGATCGTCAACGCAGGCGTCATCATGCAGGACCACCACGGCAGGAAGGCGGCCGCTGATTTCCTTCTCCAGTCCGGCGTCCCGTTACGAGTCATTGCCCGAGTCCTGGCTGAACCAGACCGCCGCCGCCACTGACCTACCGCAACATGCGCGCCTCGCGCTTCGTCAGCTCCCGCTCCTTGACGTCGATCTCGACGAGCCAGCCGGCACGCTCCAGCCGCTCGGGCTGATCTTCGTGCGAGGCACACACCCGCAGGCCGCCAAGCTCGAAGGTTTCATCGGACATCCACTCGATGTGACAATCAACCAGGCGCCCGGCCGGAAAGGTTGAAACCTGGTGATGATGCACCTCGGCACACAAGGTATAGCGCTGCAGTGGAGTCACGTAGTCGGTCGTCACTACTAGCCGGCCCCGGGTTCCGCTTGACTGACGGATTGCGCTTTTCGGCGCCAGAACACCCTGCTGACAGGTATCACGCACCCGGTAGCCGACGGCATTGTCGGGCACCCACAGCTTGCATACCCAAGTTTGTGCGACGCCGCGCGTCTGCCCTGCTACTCCCTTCAATTCCTCGATCCCGCTCAACACCAAGTTCCAGCCCTGCAGCTTCACCAGCTTGGGGAGCAGCAGCTGCGCCAGGATGCGCTGCTCGCCGATCGGCCGGAGGCGAGCGACCTTTGCCGGGCGGCGGTTGCCATCCAGCGTGACCTCCACCACAACCAACTCCATGAGCGAAGCCCCGTCTACAGCCGGCACCGCTGCGGCCAGCACCGCTCCTTCCTCTCGCCGTCTCGACGCCCACACCTTCATTATTTCCCCGCATTAATACTGTACGCATATACAGTATAAAACGGATCGAGAAAACACGCTATTATTTGATTTTCATCAAAATGAGCGGGGCGGCTATGTGCGTGAACTTCCGACCGCCGGATCCGGAAATGCTGGAGACGGTGATGGGCGTGATCATCGATCTGCACGACACCGGTTTCTGGAAGGCCGAGACGTGGAAGGACTACGGCGCGCCGATCGTTCGCCGCGGCGCCGACGGCCGGCGCGAAGGACTGGTGGCTACCTACGGCATGGTGCCGCGCAAGCGCATTCCGCCGGGCGTTCGGCCGTTCGACACCATGAACGCGCGCGCCGAGACGGTCGGCCAGCTGCGCTCCTTCTCTGGCGCCTGGAAGAACTCGCAGTTGTGCCTGGTGCCGATGACCGCCTTCTACGAGCCGAACTACGAGAGCGGCAAGCCGGTGCGCTGGGGGATTGGCGCCGCCGACGAGTCCATGTTTGCCGTGGCCGGCCTGTGGCGCGAGTGGGGCGGCGAGGCCGGGGCCGAGCACAGCTTCACCCAGCTGACGATTAATGCCGACGACCACCCGCTGATGCGGCGATTCCATAAGCCCGGCGACGAAAAGCGCGCGCTGGTGGTGGTGCCGCACAGCGAGTGGGACGACTGGCTCAGCTGCAGCGACCCGGAATATGCACGGAGCTTCCTACGTCCCTACCCGGCCGAACTGATGCGCGCGTGGGAATTCCCGGTGCCGCCGCGCGCCAAGAAAGCCGAGGCGGCGACGCCGGCGGCAGATATTCAGATGGGACTGCTATGAGCGAAGATTTGAGCGACCGACCGCCCGAGGGCAGCTTGGTCAGGATGAATGGCGACCCGGACGGTCAGGTGATGTGGGTAACGTGCTCGGCGCTGGGCGAAGAGCACGATTGGGAGGGGGTGAGAAACGGCATACTTTGCGAGTGGACCGTCGACGGCCAGCCGCAGAGCGAGGTGTTTCGTCCGGGCCAACTGGAAATTGTGGAAGCAGCGTCTGGCGAAAACAGTCTATAGGCATTCACCCATGCATTGGGTCAAACCACATATCAAGGGCACTTTCCAGAGTCTACGGACGCCTAGGATCCGACGCACTGCCGCTAAGCGTTTTGCTCCTTATGCTTTCTTTTCACATCCAAAGCAGACTCTACCCGACATCCATTTTTATCCCGGCAACGACCTTATAGCTTGGGAGCTGTTTTATTGCCTTGATTGCTATATCAGCAACAAAATAAGTAACGCCTTCCCGGGTCACCTCTTCCAGGGAAAGCTCTTCTTCTGATTTTGCCCCACCGGGATCTTCACCTATATACGTGAGGCAATAGTCCAAGTTCACGTTCACCCCCTCGATGATATCCATCAATAAAGGCGCAAACCCTTTTCCTTCCTTTTCCGCCCATAGAAAAGCATGAGCTGTCTTAGCTAACATCTGAAAAAACTGCGGAGAGCCGATGACAAATCCGTCTGAAGTTGCCGTAAATGTTTTGATTCGATGCTTTCTCAAAAACCGATCAACGTCTCGCTGATCTGGCGGCTCGGTTACAAAAGCTAGCCCTATCTCGCTCATGTACGGCAAGCCAGTCAATATTGTAGGTAATTGGGTAATCCTGGGAAAGATAAACGGCAGTGGGATCTCCCCCTTCGCTACCAACCTAAATCCTTTCTTGCCATCGTATCCCTCGACGGTAATCGGAACCTCCCGACTGAGGCGGGCATCTCGCTCCTCCTGCGGTCCCCTTGATTGCACTCCATGAAAGTCTCTGTAGTGCCGGTAACTTCGTTGGGACACATCTAGTTCAAAGGCGGAAGTTAGATCGCGATGATACTTGCAGCTAGCTTTCCGCAGAGTCACTGTACCGCCTAAAGAGTAGGCTAACAAATGTTCCTTTGACAGTTCTGACTGATCGTAGACTTTTCTTTTCTCATCCGATAAAAATTGACAATAAATGCAAACATCCGCAGATCGGTACTTTGCTTCCATTCCCGTTCCTTATTAGTTGTATCAAACAAACGATATCCTAATCATCTGTTCGAGACAATATGCCAACATGCATTTGTGATAGCCACCTGTAACGGGATTCTCTTCGAGGGGGGCAGAGATGGCGGACCACGATCGATGTATTCCGGCGTGGCTAACTGGAAGCGGTGGAAGCGGCACCTACGTCAGCGACAGCCAGCAATAACCGCCTCCAACTCGCCGGTGTATTTCCGGTACCGCGCCCAGTCGCGCACGAGGGCGAGAACCTTGTCTCCATCGCTCGCCGTGGCGGGCAGCTGGTCGAACTCGAACGCCGGGCGCGCCGGTGCAGCCTTCACGCACGGAACGGCCACCGGCACCTGGACAGTCTGAGTGGCCGGCGCGGGCGCGCTGGCACAGCTGGCCAGCATGCAGGCGGCGGACAAACCTGCCAATCTGGTCAAGTTGACGATTTCGCGTTTCATCGCACCTTCTCCAGCAGTTGGTTCACGTAGGGCATCGCGTCGGTGCAGCTGGTAGCCCGCGCGCCAGCGATCTGCTGCAGCGCCTGGTCGTAGCGCCGGCCGTTCGCCGCGGCGGCCTGCATCGCAGCCTGGCCGCGCGCCTCGGCCTCGCGCGCCAGCGTGGCCTGCGCCAAGATCGCGGTGTTCTGCGCATCGACGCCGGCGCGCAGCTGCGCGTTGATGCCCTGCTCCGCCCGGAGGTCGGCCAGCGCCTGATCGCGCGCGGCCGCCGCCGTCCACCATAGTGCGCCGCCGGCACCACCGCCGGCCAGCAGCACCGCCAGCAGCACCAGCGTGGCCACCTTCCACAGCTGGCCGGCCAGTGCGCCGCCCGCACCGGTGGCTACGTCGCCCAAGGCGCTCATAGCTTGGTCCAATCGGGCAGCGGCACCGTCTTGCCCGCCAGCGCGTGCGTGCAGTCGCTCAGAAACTGGATCTGACCATCGGTGACGAAGGAGTGACACACGCAGCATTTGAACGGCGACGGCCGGCCGAACCGCGCTTCGTAGGTGCACCAGCACTCCTTGGTATCGCCGTCGATGTAGTGCCCCGCGCGCGACAGCACCGACGGTGTAAAGGTCGGCGCGTCGCCGTTTCCGTTGAAGCCCCACACCGGGCGCGGCGTGCCCGCGGCCGACGGCCCGATCGCCAGCACGTGAATCTCCCCGCACCCCGGGCAGTTGAAGGCGACCTGGTTATCGCCAAAGTCATCCAGCTTTCGGCCAATCGTGCTCATGCGATCCCGGCGCTGTAGACCACGCCGCCCTGTGTGAAAGTTGCGGTCAACACCTGGCCGCGCAGCTTGCCGGCGGCCAGGCCGATGTGCACCCAGGTGCCCTCGTAGATCAGCTGATCGAACTGGATGCCGGCGGCGATGATCGTGCGCGCCAGATCCTTCGGCGCCATGCCGGATACATTGATGTCGGCAGCCAGGCCCTGCAGGTGTGCGCTGTCCCGCGCGCCGCCGACGGCGGTGTTCAGCGCCGGGCAGCGGTAACCGCTGGAGACGGTGATTGGACGGCCAACCGCGGCGCGCACCTGCTCCAGCACAGCAGCGACGCGCCGCAGGTTTTCGACGACGGCCGGGCCGGCGGTGTTGTCGATGCGCCGGCGGGCCGCGATCTGCGAGGCCGTCAGCTCATCCAGGGTGAAGTGTTCGGTCAGGTTCACAGGGCACCTCGCACGTCTTTGACTACCTCGGCAGCGTCGTGAGCGATCTCGCCGATATCCTTATCGCGGCGGCGATCGAGCCACCGGATAACCCCGCCGATAAGCCACCACGCCGGCAGGCCGGCCGCAACCATCAGCGGCGCCGCCACAAACAGCACGCCTAGCGCCGGGTCGCCGCCGTACAGGATAGTCACCGCCTTAGCCGAATCGAACAACGATGGCCACCAGCTGTGCACGGCCATCACCAGGAACGGTCCGCCGAGCGCGCTGGTGGCGATCGTGGTGAGGAAGCGCAAGAACGCTTCGCGCAGCGTCTTAGGCCACATGAACAAGAACGCCAGCGCAGTGGCAGTGGCGCCAGCCAGCACTGGGGCGCCGAAGATTTTGATCAGCGCGCCGCTGGCGGCAGAAGTAGTTTCGAGAGCAGGCATATGCGCTTTCATAGTGGTGGATTAAGGTGTGGGAGATGGATCTTGTGGTTCGGATTCTTGTGGCGCCGGCCAGGTCGTCGGGTCATCAGGATCGACGCCGTTGCGCCAGCGCCAGGTCCAACCGTTGCTGGCGCAGTACCAGTCTGCGAAGCAGCGCGATGCAAAGATGGTAGTGAAATGCTCCCCTTGCGCGTCAAACAGTTCGGCATCACCGGCGTTTTCTTGGCCAGTGCAGGTATAAGGTATGGTCGACATTCTTGCCCCTTATGGCGAAACGATAATTGCGAAAGCGGCACCGCCGTCACCAGAGGTCAGCGTGGCCGAAGAATTGACGTTGCTGGACAAAGAAACGCCACCAGATGCGCCGCCGTAGATCACACTCCCGCTGATCAGCGTCATCCCGCTAGAGCTGGCGTAGCCAGTCACCCCACCGGTGCCGCCCAACATTACTGCGCCCCCGCTATTCGCATTGGTCCCGGGACTCGTGAACACCCCGCCACTACCGCCGCCTGCGCCTGGTGACTGGCTGGCAGAATTCGTGGCCGCATTCGTTCCCGCCCCCAACAATTGGAGCGGCACCGCAGCGAGAACGGACACAAAGTCGTCCAACACCGGAGCCGCTCCGATGGAGCTGGTCGCGTCTGCGGATGGTGCCAGTGCGCTGGCCCCAGCAGACGCGCTCGCGTCGCCGAACACGGTCACGTTGCCGCTCTTCCCGCCGATACCGGCGCCGCCCGAGGCCCCTTGTACGCCGCCGGTACCATTGGTGGACACCACGACATCGCCGCTTTTGTTGGCGACGCCTTTATATGGAACAGCTGCGCCGCCAGTTGCGGCATTCGCATTAACGGCGCCTGCAGTCAAAGTCACGGTAGCGGATCCGGAAGCGCTGCCAGGGAAATTGAAGTCGCCGCCCGATGCAGTCCCGCCGGCGGCGCCAGTTGCGACAGTCGAGTTTGTGGTACCGACCGCCGCATTACCTTTCTTTCCGCCGCCAGCAGTCAGGGATACCGAGCCGCCAATGAAGGTCGAGTCCGTTGCATCGTTGCCGTTCTTGGCGACGTTGCCCACCGTGGTATTCGTAACGCCGAGGCCTTTGGCGCCCAGCGCCAACGTGTAGGTATCGCCGGCTACCGCGAAGAAGGTCTTGATGACCATGCCCCCTGTGCTGCCGCCAGAAGCAGCAGCGCGCGCGCCGCTAGAGGCAATCGCGACCGCGCCCGAACCCGCAGCGCCGATCAGGATAATCGTGTACCACCCGGTGACCGGCGCGGTCCAGACGACGGACTGTTTCAATACCTGAATCACCCGCCCGGTAACTCCTTGAAACGCGCCGTTGTTCCTCCGCACCGTGACCAGAAACTTCGACGCGGTGTCGGCTACGACATCCAGTTCGTCGCCGGGATTGATGACCGTCGAGCCGCCGTGGACATAGAAGTTTGCGCTGCTTACCACTGAAAACGTGCTTTCCGCTTTAAGCGTGCGCTTGGCGCCGGCCTGCGGCGCATTTGGTAAGCCGGTGATGTTTGCCGTCTGCGTGATCGGCACATAGTTGCCGCCGGCGTTCCAGATGTCGGGCGTCGCGCTGCTGGCCGGCGCCGTGCCCTTCAGCTCGTCCAGCGCGCCGGTGAGTTGGCCGCCGGCCGTGCCGCCAATAGGACCGCGCGCGCCGCCCGGTGCGATCGTCCAGTCATTGTAGGTGCCGGCCGGGCCTTCGGTCTGGGTGATGGTCGCGGTCAGCGTGGTCCCGGCGTAAGACGCGACCGTGCCGAACATGCGCGCGGCCGGCGTTCCGGAGCTGACAAACTGCAGCAGTTCGCCGGCAGGGAACTGCTTCCCGGCCGGCACGGTGAATACCTTGGCGCCGTTGCCCAGCACGACGGCGCTGGAGCTGCTGGCGGTCAGACTGGTGGATGCGTTCGCGGCGGCCGTCGCACTGTCCGCTGCAGCCTGCGCAGCGGCGCCTGCATCTTGGGCAGCCTGCAGAGCGGCGCTCTTGCTGGATGCCGCTTGGCCGGCACTGGTTGCGGCCGCCTGGGCGTTTGCGTCGGCGGCGCCGGCCAGGGACTGAACAGCGAGCGCATTCGCATACACGTTGTCGCCGAGGGCGTTCATCTGGATGCCGAACGGGCGCTGGGCGGCGGCAAACGCGTCGGCCTCGGCATCGAAGTTGTCCGGATCATCAATACTCGGCGCGACGGGTAGCACGTCGGCATGGACTGGTGCGGTGATCGCCATTACATTTCCTCCACTTGCAGCGTGATGACGCCGTAATTCAAACCTTTAAGGTTCAAGCTGAACTCCTTGTGAATACCGAAGATAAAAAGTGGCTCGAAATAGTCGAGTGTGAAATCGTCTAGCCCCGACCACACCGCCGGGCGGCCGTTGAGCTGCTCCCGCAATTCGAGGATCTGGCTAGTCAGGCTTTTGTCAAACCAGACCGTTAGGTCGACCTTGGGGACCGAGCGCTCGGGGTCGAGCTTGAGGTTCCCAAACTTGTCGCGCTCGACGTTGGAGAAATTCAGGTGATCCGAAGTCGGCTCGTACTGCACATCACCGATGTACACCGCATTCCCGATAACAATTCCACCGACCGCGCGCCGCCCGGGACCTGGCTTTGCGACGGTGATGGTGATCAAAGCATTCCGATACGGCGGCAGGTCGAAGTACTGGACACTAGTGCGGCTCTTGAACAGGCTAAAGAACCATTCCTTCCAGCTGCGGCTCTTGCGCTTACTGAGGTTGGCGGTGACAGAGTACTTCTGCACGCCGGCCACCGTTTGCGTGATCGTCACCGTACGGGCGTCCAATCCGATGACCGCGATAGAATCCGCGCGGCCAGTTAGCTGGATGCTCTGCACGATATCCACCGGTGCCTCAGCCTGCGTGTTGCGCAAGTTGTCGAACGCGGCCCGCCTGTTTGTCGTGCCTGGCACCTGCAGCCAGGCGGTTCCGCCTGTCAGGGGTTGATTCGTATTCGCATCCGTGAGCTGAGACTCATACACCAGATGCGCCACTGGATCGATTACCCGGTCGTGGAAAGCATAGGTGTGGGTGGAATCGTAGACAGCATACGTGGTGCCGATGTTCTGCCACCACGTCGGGCTGGTCGCTGGCGCGTGACCGGTGTTCGCCGCCTGCAGCGACTTCCAGACGGTGAGGATCCCGCCGACGGTGCCGGTGGCGACCGTGGCGCCGGCGGCGTATGTCGTGCCCATGACATGCATGGCTGGTGGGGTCTCCACCAAGGTGCTGCTCACCAGCATTGCATCGGTGATTTCGATGGGTGCTATCACTCGCATTACGCAGGTTCCTTCGCAGTAATCACCTTCACCGCGAAATAGTCGCCACGCCCCCCCACGCGCCGGACCACTTTCGCGACTTCACCGGTGCTGTCGGCAGTACTTGCTGCAGCGGCCCTCAGCTCGCGCACTTCGGCACGCAGCGCACGGATCTCCGCGACCAACTCAGCGTTGGCGGAACCGAGCATTGATCTCGTTTGGCTGGCGTTGAATATCCGCGATGGGCCAGTTGCCTCCAGCTCTGGTCCGTTTTCACCGACAAGGCGCAGGCCGCCCATGTGATCCCCGCCAGCAGCAAATCCGGGCGGATGGAGTCTTTTGTACTCATCGCTGCCCAAGAATCCCTGCTTGACCTGCTCCCAGGACATCCCGCCCTTGACCGCAGCTTCCCAAGCGTCCACGCCCGCCGCGTCACCGGTGCGTCCTAGTAAAGATTTATAGAGCGCCTGGATCTTCGCCTCGTCGGAGTTTTTGATTGCCCCCGCCACATCGACTCCCTTGGTGGCCTGCTGCTGCCAGAAGTCCAACTCCGAGCTGGTCGCAGTTCGGCCAAGATAGTCTTGATATGCAACAGCGGTCTGCTGGAGCGCTGCGGATCCAGGATTGGCCATCGCCTTCGAAATCGATGCGGCGAGTTCAGCCAACGCCTGCGGCAATGACACCAAGGCCGTCGAGACGCCGTTGAGTAAGTCGACTTGATTTTTCGATGTAGCCAGGATGCCGTCCAGACGCGCGAGATCCGCCTTGTGTGCTTCGTCGAGCGCTGTTTTCTGCGATTGCAACGATTTCAGCATCAACTGATCGGTGGAGAGCTGCGTGTCCGTGTAGCCCGCCAAACCAGCCACGGTGTTCTTCGTAAGATACAGATCACGCTGATAGTCGAGATACGACGAGAACTGGCCGGATGCATCTTTACCCACGGTCGCCAACGCGTTCTTGAGAACATCCGCGTCCGGCAGCGGTCCACCCGCCTTAGCGATCGCCAAAGCTGCCTGCAGCTGAGCTTGAGCCTGTTCACGTTCAGCTTTTTCCTGGCCGGGAACCGCCATTGAATCGAGGGTGGAGTGCAAAGCCTGCGACAAGTTTTGCAAGTTGCTGACAGCGCCCGTCACCTTGTCGATACCAGCTTGCAGGCCATCAGTCGCCGCCTGATACACGGTATCTAGATGATCCCGCTCCTGCGCGACGACAGCCTGCAGGGTGCTGTATGCCTGGTTTGTGTTATCGAGCAAATCCTTTACGGCATCCTTCGCCGCCTGCGCAGCGGCGACCTGGTCGTAAAGCGCACGGTTATGCCCATCGATCGCGTTGCGCGCCTTCTCCGCGAGCTGCGCCTGCGTCATGGTCAATTCGTCCAGTTTATCCTGGAGGTCGGCGCGCTCACGCGCCACGTCCGCTGCTGTTTTTTCACTGGCGTGCACTTGGGCAAAGGCATCCTGCAGGTTCATGAGGCCCGCATACAGCTTCTGTCCGCTTTCGCTGCTCAAGTCCAGCCCCATCACCAGGCTCTTGAACTCGTCCTTCGTCTTGGGGATGGCAGAAAGACCCAGGGCGGCAAGCTGGGCGTCCAGCTGCTTGGACACCGGCCCCAGGCGCTCGGCATCGCTGAGGTAGTTCTGGGCGAACGAGCTGGCCGCCGCCGTGAAGTTGGACAAGCCTCCCGACAGCAGGATGATCTGCGCGCGCATTGCCTCGCCGGCCAGGCCGGCGGCGCCGAACGCGGTCGAGACGTCCTTGCCAAGCAGCTGGACGACCTGGTTGGTGGCGGCAAATTCGCTGGTGATGCGCGTCAGCGCCGCGCTGGTCGCCTCGGTTGGCGTCTTCAGAGCGGCGATCTGCTGCAGCGTGACCTTGGCGCCGAACACGGCCTCGCCGGAGTCGTTCAATGCCGAACGATACGCCAGCAAGCTTTCGACTTCGGTGGCCAGCTCGGCCGACGTCCCCTGGAAGTTCTGCTCCAGCTTCGACAAGCCAGGCTCGATACCTTCCAGGATGTTCATGATCCGGTCGTTGAACACCTGAGCCAGCGCCTTGCCAGCGTCAGCGGAGTCTATCTGTCCTTCCGCGCCGACGTGCGCCGTGTCGGTCTTGCCGGTAAGGTAGCTGGTCACGCTGGCTTTTTCAGCCGTGGTCAGATATTTTGCCAGCGCATCGTCGGCCAGGCCGACCGTCTTGACGAAGTCCTGCACGGCTTTCGACTCGGCCGGCGCCCAGAAGGTGCTGGTGACGCCGAAAGTGCCGAAGGCAGAGTTCGTGCTCGCGCCGGCGATATAGGAATCGGACTTGCCTTCGTTGCCACGCTCGTTGATCGAGATGTTGCCGGCCTTGTTGTTGCTGCCGAAGGTCAAGCGGGTATCGGATTCCGGCCCATCGCTGAACAGCGCATCGAACGCCTTGTAGGCCACGGCGGCGCCGGCAATCCACGGCACGGCGGTACTGAGCGCCGATGCCAATGCCGTGCCGGCGCTGGCGGCTGCCGACATCGCCGGGATGGTCTCGCCGGCCAGCGTGGCGGCGATCTGCTCGGCGGCCGCCGAGCCGGAGAAGCCGGCGCCGAAGTCCGCCAGCGCGGACGAACCCGCCCAGCTGCCGATTGCACTGATGCCGCCGCCGAGGGTATTGGTGAGGCCTGCCGTGGCGAGGTTGTAGGCCGAGGAGATGCTGGAAGCGCCGCTGAGCAGATTGCCCGCGCCACCCGCGCTGGCTGCGGCACCCGCAGCGTTGCCGGCGCCGGCCAGCGCGCTGTACCCGCTCACCTGCGCGCCGATGTTCATGATCCACTGCTTGGCCGTCATCTGGTACAGCAGCTCCAGCAAGCCGTTCTTGAGGGTGCTGTAAAGCCGGTCGAAGGCGCCCTTGCCGTTCTGCTCGATGCTCAGGAAGGTGTCGTGCGCGGTGTGCTCGATACCCTCCCAGATGTTCTTCTGCCGCTCGAAGTCGAGGGTGCGCGCCACGCCGTCGGCTTGCGCGGTGGTCAGTTCGCGCAGGGCCTTGGCGCTATCTCGCATTTTTTCGGCCAAGGCTTCCCAGCCGAGGATGGTGTCCGCGATGGCGGCGTCGGATTCCAGCCGACGCGCGCGCTCCTCCACCAGCGCAGCCGAATAGGCCGCGACCTGCTGCTTGCCCATGCCGATGACGGCATTGGCATCCTTTTGTTTCTTGATCTGCTCGTTGATGCCGCGCAGATCCTCATCCCGTTTGTCGAGCTTGTCGGCGATGACGCCCAGCGCGGCGCGCTCCGCATTGACGTCCAGGTTAAACAGCTGCTGCTCCAGCTGGATTTTACGAGAGATCGATTTTTCATCAAGCTCATTGATCTGTCCACGCAGGCCCGCCTGGTCGCGCTCGGAATTCGCTTTCTGCGCCGTCAGCTTCAGCTCCTGCTCCAGACGGGCGCGCTCGCGCGCGAACTGCGCCTGGTCCAGCGCCTCAACCGCCTGCGCGTACTGTTGCTGGGCCTGGAAGCTATTGTCCAGGCCGGCCTCGCGCGCGGCCACCAGCGCCGACATCGATCGGGCCGCTACGGTATCCTCCACGACGCCGCGGCGCTTGATGGCCTCGATCTGGCCATCGATGCCGGCGTTGAAAATGTCGCTGTACTGCTTGCGGATCGCCGCCTCGCGCTGGGCGATTTCCGCATCGGAGACGCCGGCCTCGAGCCCCCGTTTCCGACTCGCCGCGATATCTCGTTCCAGCTGCTCACGCCGGGTGAGAAATTTCTCGCCTTCTTTATCCCAGGCAATACCGGCTTCTTGTAACTGGATGCGGCCGGCATCGATAGCGGCGATGCGCTCTTTCCTGTCCTTCTCGGCATTCAGGGCGTCAACGCGCGCCTGAGCCTTGTCAAGATCTGCCTTGCCGTCCGCACCCGCACCAATGAACGTCAGTCGCTTGCGCTTGGCCTCCTCCAACGCGGCATTGGCCTTTTCCAGCTTCTGCTCGAAGGTGTCCTCGCGACCGATGTCGAGCATCCAATCCCAGGCCTTGTGGGCGGCGCTGCCCAAAGCATTCCAGCCACGCGTGAGGTAGCCAAGGGAGGCGTCCACATCCTTGGCGCGCTGGGTGATGGCGTCGGCATACGCCGACTGCGCAACGCGCCCGGCATCGTCAGCGCGCCCCTGATCCTGCAGCGCCTTGATCTGCTGGTAGGTCGCCAGCGTCAGGTAGTGATATTTTTCGGTCAGCTTTTCGCTGGCCTCCAACGGCGACTTGGCCAGATCGGCGAACGTGGACACCGTGTCGGCCACCTTGATGCCGATCTCTTTATTAGCCAGCACCGTGGCGGTGGCTAGCTGCTGTAGGTTTTCTTTACCGACGCGGCCCGTCTGCACCAGTTGGTTCAGCGCATCAGCCGCATGCGATTTCGTGTCCTCCGCTGCCTTGGCGGTGGCCGCCGACATGCCGATCAGCTCACTGGTCGTGGCGCCGACGGCGTTGCCCGTAAGGGCTAGCGACTTGCGGAATTCCTCGCTTTCCTGACTGCCCTTGTAAAAGGCGACAGCCAGTACAGTACCGGCCGCGGCGGCGACCGTGAAAGGATTGACGAGGCCGGTGACATATGAGGCGACGCCGCGCAGCGCGTTGCCGACGTTGCCGAACTGGCCGACGATCTGGCCGCCCTGCTGCAGGAGTACCGTCAGCGGCGCCTGGCCGCCTTGCAGGCTGACGACCACGTCAGTGATCTGCGCCGGCAGGCCGGCCATCGCGGCGCGGAGCTGGCCGGCCGATACACCGGCACGGTTCAGCTGCTCACCGGCTTGGGCGATCTGCTGGATGCTGCCGGTCGCGGAGCTGCGTAGGCGGTTGAACTCAAGGACCGCCTGATCCGCATCCGCAGTGATGACTACCCTTGTTTCAGCCATTGCGCTTTTCGCTCCACGCTTTCAACGTCGCTTCTTCCATAGCTTGTATTTTGTTAAACATGTTCAGCTCTTCGCTGCGCTTGATGCGGTGCTTACGCATCACCACCTCGACACCGGGATAGTTCAGTCCCGTCGGCTCGCCGTTGTCTGTATTCCATTGCGTCAGCACCTTGCAGAACAGGTTCCATGCGGGCACGTTTTCGGGCCAGAGGTGGAATTCCTGAGGCTCCAACGCCGCACGATCATCGGTGACGATGTACAAGCCAAACATCGCCGCTACCTCGTCGAGCTTTCTGACCGCGACGCGCTCCTCTTTACCATCCCAGAGCTGCCCCAACGCGGCCAGGCGCGCGAGCTGCGCTAGTTTTTTTCCGCTACGCTCTGCTCGGCCAGGTACTTGGAGTAGCACAGCACCGCCATACCGGAGATATCCAGCAGCGCACCCAGCATGTCCGGATCGAACGGCGCCGGCGTGTCATCCTCCAGCAGCACCAGCTTCTGGCCGCGCACGTCGGTGATGATGTCCTGCAGAATGTCCTTCATCGGCTTGCCGTTGTTGGCGGTAACTTCGCTCGACGACTGGCGCTTGGCGGTAAACTCGAACTTGAAGGCCACTGGCTCGCCCTGCTCGTTCTTCAGCTGGCCTTTGACCTCGACCACGACCAGGTTGCTGACGGCGATCTTGTATTTTTTGTTGCTCGACATGGTGTTTCCTTATGGTTTGGCTTGCGCCGGTTTAGAAAAAGACGATGCGCAACTCGTCGTTACCCAGCTTCGGGTTGACGCGCAATTTGACGCCGATCATGCGCATACCGTTTTTTTCCTCTTTCGAGGGGTCGGTACGCTGCACCGAGGGCATGAAGATCAACACACGGTCGCCGACGACCGTGCCGTGCGCGAAGCCCAGGCTGGTCAGGGTCGTGGCTTTGACTGCAGTCAGCAGCGCCACTTCGTCCACCGCAGTCAGATCCATCTTCATGTCGGCCGTGACCTTGCGCTCGGTGATCGGCACGGTTTCGCCGCCCAGCAGCGCATTGAATGGCGCGGAGATGCCGCTGTCGATATTGATGCCTTCGCTGGGAAACGCGGTACCACCGACGAGCGCCGGCGCGCCCGTGATCGAGTGCGTGCAGCCAAAGGTCAAGTCACCGCTGTTCGCGTCGACGATAGTCTGTGGAATGCGCCATGCGTCCAGCGTGACGGTCGGCAGCGGGGCTGCGGTATCACCGCCGTCCAGGCCGGTGAAGCTGAAGCTCAGCTTTGGAATTTCGCCCACCTGGGCGCTTACCTTGAAGCTACCGCGGGCGCCCAGCAGCTTGTGCAGCACGCCGTCGTCGTAGTAGTAGACGGTCAGCGACTCGTAGCCACCGGAAACCGGGGTGTAGTCGACGCGTACGCTGGCGGTGATGGTTTCGGCAAAGCCGCAGGCGCGCAGCAGCGGGCCCAGGGCCGGCGCCGTGCCCGCAGTACCGGAACCGACCAGCTCGACATCAAATTCGAGCTGCTTGTAGCGGGTGCCGACCAGCGACTCCGAGTTGCCCAGGTACGGCCGCATCACGTTGCGGTCCGCGTTCTGCGCCACCAGCGGCGTGACTTTTTGATTGCTGATCAGCAAAGCATTTTGCGCGCCAGCGGGAGCGGCGTCCTGGCCGTAAGTGGTTTCCAGCTTCGCCAGGATGGCGGTGTTATTGACGAGACGGCTCATGGATTACTCCTCGGTGGATTGTTTCTTTGGCGCCGGCTTCGGCGGCTCCACCAGCAGCTCCAGCGCGCCAGTGTCCGGATCCCGGGCGTAGCTACCGCCGCGTGCCGGGTTAGCCGGTACTGGAGCGGGCTTTGCGACTTCGTCGCTTTCTTCCGTCGTGAAGCTCATGGGTTGAGAGTCCTTCCTTTGGTCTTATGTGAAACGATAAATTTGGCGGTCGTGCAACCGAGTGCCGTGTCCAGCTCGTCCAAGTCCCACGACAGCGTGTCGCCTTCCAGCGGGACCATCTGCATCACCGCTCCTGACAGCGTCGGGTCGGCCGCCAGCGCATCAAAAACTGCCGCCACGATCAGATCCGACGCTTCATCCGGCTCGCCGCCGGACATCCGGCCATAGCATTCGATCTGCACCAGGGTCTTCCAGGTAGTCGGCCCGCCCAGGACGCGCGACAGTTCGGAAGCGCTTCGGCCCAGTCGGATCACCACGGCGTGCGGCGTCTCTGCGGAGATGGAACGGGTCCTGGACGTGTAGACGCGTCCGAGTGCGACGCCCGCCGCATCCAGCACATCCTTCACGGCGACCAGAACCTGCCGGTGTGCAGTCGTCATGCTTTTTCCAGTATCGCGAGGCTCAAGCCCGGCCCGCTGGCTTTGTCCGCGTGCACGTCCACCACCTTCCAGGCAGCGCCATCGACCGATACCACCGTGTCGATGAACTCCGACGGGATATCAGAGTCAGCGATTACCATTTGCGGTTCCGATGCGCCCATGCCGACCACACCGACCATCCCGACCTTGTACTGCGCGTCGAAAATTACGCGTACATCGATGCCGTCGATCCGAGCCGTCGCGTTTGACAGCTTCTTCATCGCGGCCGCGTTGAGGCGAGCTTCGAGCGCTTCGAACATGGTCAGCCGTTGATCTTGATCTGGACGGTGGCGGCGCCTGCGGCCGCAGGCGACGCCGCATAGCCAGCCTGAACATTGCTGGCGGCCGTGGTCGTCAGCCGGCTATTCTGGGCATCCCAGTACAACAGATCACCCTGCCCCACCACATCGGTCGTCAGCTTGGCGATCTCCCACACGCCAGTGACATGGGCTGCGCCAACGGAGCCCTGCGACACCGCGCGCGCTGCAACACCAATGCGCTTGCCCAGCACGATGACTGCACCGCTCGCCACCGCTGCCGCAGCAGTGAAGTCCAGCACATCGCCTTCTTGAACGTAATTCGTTGCCATTGTTGGCTCCTTGAAATTTGGTGGTGAGCCGCCGGAGCGGCTAGTTTTCCTGGCTGTTTAGGCGCCTGGGTTTTTCTGCATGGTGCGGAAGTCCAGCGGTTTGACGCCGGCGTCCATACGTACCTTGAACTCGACACCATCGACATGCCAGCCATTCTGGTTTTCCAAGGTCGGCGTATCCACACCGTCCAGGTAGCTCACCTCGACGGTGTCGTGGACATCTTGGCTTGCGACGCCGTACCATGCAGCCGTGGAAGCCGCGTCCAAGCGAGCATCTGCGATCACCTCGAACGTGCCGCGCACGGAATTCGGAACGGTATTGTTTTTGGAGGCGGCGCCAACTTCGAATTCGCTGTCGCGGACGGTGTTGGCGGCGCCACGCAGGGAGCGAGGTACGATCAGCTTTGCCATGTTGATATTCAGCGTGCTGCCGGTCGCATCCTTCTGCAATGCCATGGACGTACCCATGGCGTCCACCGAACCAGTACTGATCACGCTTCCGGCCATCAAGTTCTTGTGGTCAGCATGGAACAGCGCAGTGCCGTCAGCCATCGCGGGATTGCTGGTCAGGACCGCGTACACCAGGTCGCCGATCGTACGAATAGCCGCGCGGCCCATCGCCTTCGGAATCTTGGTGAACGAGTCCAGATCATCGTTGATGATCGTGTGGCGGGTCAGGGAGAACAGCCGACCGTAGGTCGCCAGCTGGACGGTTTCACCGCGCTCACCGACCTTTGCATTTTTGTATTCGGCGCCGTCGGCCACCTTCAACAGCGATGGGAACGTGTTCAGGTCCACGCGACTGCCTGGCTTGAAATCGCCCAACGTGCCCTTGGAGGTCCAAAGTTGGAAAGTCTCCTCGGCTTCGTCGTACCCCTTCAGCATGGCTTTCTCGGCCACGTTCGCCAGCAACAGCGGAAAATCGCTGCCGGTATGCGTGAAAGCTGCGGCGACCAGCTGCATCTTGTCCATGCCCCGCACGTTGGCGCCGGCATGGGCCAGGCACTCACGTGCGATATCCATCAGCGAAAAGCCGCGATAGTTGTTGGCGCGATCATCCTTCTCCAGCGATGCACGCGCCATCACCGAGGCCATGACGCCAGCTCGGAATTTGTCGCGGGAATCTTCGACGGTGATGATGCGCGCGGTCGCCACCGGCTGCGCATCTTTCGCCAAGTGCGCGAGGATTTTCGAGTTAGCCAGGTCGACGGTGCACGCCTGATCGTCCACGCAGGCGGCGTGAATCTCGGCCATGCCAGGTACGCTGGTAAATTTAGCGAACGCCGCCGAGATGCCGGCACGGCGCTGTTTGTCCGCTTCCAGCGCAGCTTTAACGGCTGCGTCTGCTGCGGCCTGTACGGCTGCCGGCTCTTGCGTAGCTTCGGTTGGGGTAGGCATATTGGTGCTCTCCTTGGGATTGGTGGGACGGGTAGGCGCGGCAGACGCCGCAGGGAGTACTGGTTGCGGGTACGATTCGTACCGCGCCTTTACGAAACCGGACATGTGAGCCGATGCTGCCAACGGCAGGTCTGCGACGATCACGTCGATCAGCTGGGCCGCCAGCGCTTCTTCCGCGGTGAACCAGTGGTCCTTGCCGTCGGTCAGCAACGCCAATGCTGCCGGCTTGTCATTCGAGCGCACCGCATAGCTCGACGCCATGGCATCGGCATAGCTGTCCAGCATGTCTGCGGATTCGCGCAGTGCTACGCTATTGCCAGCCGCGTAGCCCCACGGCGCGTGGATCATCATCAATGCGTTGTTCGCCATCTCGATGCTGTCGCCCGCCATGGCGATGAGACTCGCGACGGAGGCAGCCACGCCGTCGATGACCGTGGTGATGTTCGCCTTGTGCCGGCGTAGCGCATTGAAGATAGCGATGCCATCGACCACCGAGCCACCCAGGCTATTGATGCGGATGGTTATTTGATCGACCTCCAGCGCCGCGATCTCGCGCACAAAGTCCTTGGCGGCCACAGTCTCTTCGTACCAACTTTCGCCGATGTCGCCGTAAATCAGGATCTCGGCAGCCGAGGCGACAGGCGTGTCTGCAGCAACTGGGGCGCCGGCAGCACGTGCGCGGATGGCATACCACTTCGCGTGTTCAGCTGGTTTGTTGACCGGTATTGGCATGATGCGTTCCTTATTTAGTGCGCTCAGTTTGCAGATCGCTCTGTCTCTTTTCTACTTAAAAGGGAGACTCACAAATTTCAGCTGAACGATGCTAGCCCACCATGATCGAGTAGCCGTAGCGACCGTGCACCCTCGCATCCCCCTGGTGCAGGGTATCGGCGTAATAGCTCGCCCGCGCTTTGTAGTAGTTCGGATTGTTGGGGTCATAGCTCAGCGAAACCACGTTGCGGTGCTCGATGTACCCGGTGATGGTGTTGGCAGTAACCGCGGCCTGCATCGCGGGTACGAAGTACTGCTGAATATCCCCACCCTTGTCGAGCTGCGGGTACGACGTCTGCCGGCTGGCGATCGTATTGCTGAACGTACTGGAATCTGGGTTGTTAGCCAGGAAGTGGTACATCAACGACAACTGGTAGATACGCAACGCGCGCCGACCGCTGCTGAGGGTGTAATTGTTCTTGATACCAGTCCATATCGAATTCGCATTGCTGATCAGGCCGGCCGCCGAGCCGCTATTAGGCCCGCTACCGATACTGTTGATACCCGGTTCAACCTGCCAAGTATTTGCGTAATTGGAGTACGCCTGTAGCTGACTGGAGTTGATAAACAGCGAGGCGTTCGTGCTTGACCGCCCAATCAGGCACCCCGCAATAGGAGGCTTGCCAGCATTGCGCATGGTCACGGTGAAGTGGATCGAGGACGTACCGCCCTGGGCGCCGCGCGAGTCGGTGATGCTGCCGATGATGATCGGGTCGGCCGAGACGAAGCGACCGCGCATGACCAGTTTCGGACCTGCCTGGCGGAAGGAGACAGTACCGCCGGTCGCGCTCACCCGGTAGTTGTTTCCGGCGTTGGTGTTACCGACGTCGTTGGTGACAGTATCGCTGGTGGTGTACCAGTAATGCTGGGACGGCCAGCTGATGTCGTCACCGGACTCTGCACACGGCACCTTGGTCCCTGCCGGAACGTCGCTGCGCGTCCGGCCAAGGATCACCTGGCCTGCAGGGATGCCGTTGGCGAACGCCGCGCCGTAGGCCGAGGTGGGGTACGGGTCGGAGGACACGATGGCGCCACTGTCCACCTCCAAGGGCTTCGCGGTGGTCGGTGTCTCGTTGTTGAACACGACGCCGTTGAAGGTCCCCGTGAATTTCAGCGGGACCACGACGCCGTTGTACACGGTGTCCGCAGCTTCGATCCGGCGGATGTTGCCCAGCGGGATCGTGTTCTGGGCCGTCGAATCCGTGGTCAGCGCCGCGACGTCGAATACGATCGAGTTGATGGCCCCGGAACCAACAATATGGCTCTCGTTCGACAGGATCTTGTACGAGGTCGCATTGGAGATGTTGAGCGGCTGGTCGGTCTGCGAGGTCAGTCCGAGACGGTTCGACGCCGAGGCAAAGTTATAGACGCCGCTCGACGGTGTTGACGGCACGATCATCACAGGATCGACGTACCAGCGGCCCTCCGGGGTGCTGCCTGTGCCGCCCAGATCAACATAGGGCCGCAGGCGACGGCCGGCTTCGCTGCCGTTGGACGGCGAGGTGTAGGCGTAATATGGCGTGGTGACGCTGGTGCCGGCACCTGGGGCGTAGACGCCGGTGCCAACACCAGTTTCAACTTCCCAGACAACAGCAGCGATCGTCGCACCGCTGGTGCGCTGGCCCAGGTTGAGGCAGATCTGCTCGCCTGCCGTGGCCTGGTAGCACATCAGGTATGGATGAACTGGCAGCCCGGTCCCGCCGATCTGCGACCAGGCTGGCGCCAAGGTAGGGTCCTGGATGGCCAGGGCAGTGGCCGAGCTGGCGGCGTCAATTCCTGCCGCGTTGCTGATCGACCAGACGGCCTGGAACTGGCACTGCACGTCCCGGGTGGTGACCAGATAGTCCTGGCCGACGTTCACACCATCCTTGAACACGACCAACAAATCGGTGTTGTAGGTACCGGTGGCGGTGCCCGCTACGGCGGACAGCACATTGTTCGCCGTAGGCGTCATATTCAACGTGGGCGCAGCTGTGATGATCGGCGGAGCCACCCCCGGAACTACGGTGTTGGAAAATGCGATGGAATACGGGCCTGGTCCTGCGCTGTTATTGGCGCGCGCTTTGAACTTGTACGAGCCACCGCTGAGGATGCCTTGCGAAGAGCCAAGCACCGCAGGGTTTGCGACGCCGGTGATGGTGCCGATGTAGGCGCCGGAGCCGTCATAGATCTGCAGATCGTGCGACGTGATCGCGGCGCCGCCGTTGCTGCCGTCGGCGTACGGAACGCTGACGGTGCTGCTGCCAGCCGTCGCGGTGCCCATGGTCGGCGCATCCGGCACAACAATCGGATTGCTGATGCTGAACGTCGGGCTGCTGACCTGGCTCAGCGTGCCGGTGGCCACAACAGGCCACGACTGGCCGATTGGCGGAATGTCGCCGGACTGCAGAGGATACGGGCCAAGGCCGCTAAACAACGTTACCGGGCCTGCGCCACGGTCGATAGTTGCGCCGGGGCTGGTGACGGTCCAGCCAGCCGGCACCGAAATGCGCAGCGTGTCGCCTGCCACCGGCTTTGCGCCAGCCTGCGTGATCGTCACGCGCAGACGTGGAACAATCTTGGTCGCTTCCGCATATTTCAGGAATTCGCTCAGGCTCATTTCTTCACCCAATCCGATTCGCCGACCAACACGCCATTTGCATAGGTGAAATATTTGACGTAGTCCACGTCACCAACCGACCATGTGTCGGAGACGAGGTTGCCATTGGCATAGCCATATACATGGCTGCCACCCGATGTCGGAATACCTTTTGAATCCACCACCGCAATATGTTGGATGCGCAATGAGTCGTCGTCCGGATGCGCCGAGCCGGCCGCCATGTTTGCCAATACCGCCTTTACCATGATTTCCTCTCGATTGTTGTTAATCAGCTGCGTCGGATGATGGCCGCGTGTGCGCCGCCTGCTTCACAAAATTTGCGTAGTCCGAAGAGAATACGAGCGCCTTTTCCCCACTCTGCTTACGATGGGCATTGATTTGCTCGAGTACGTCTCGCGGGTTGGCGCCACGCTTGCGCATGACTTCAACCTCACTGGCGAATCCGGCCTGCACCAGTGACAACCACGCGTTCGCCTCCTTGACGGGATCGATCCAGGGCATCGACTGCCCGACAAACAACGCGTCATCCATGCTGCCTGGGACCACATCGCTCGGGCACCGCACTACGCCCGACAGGTGTGCGGTCATGACGAAGTCCTGCCAGACTGGCTGTACGAACATGCCGACGAACTCGTCGGTGAGCACGGCATAGTGAATCCACTGCTCGACCAGTTCCTGCCGCTGCGCGGAGTAAGTGCCGTTGTAGTCGCGGGAGATGCTGGAGTAGCTACCGCCCAAGCCAGCGGCCACCGCGCGCAGTTGGCCACCGCGGAACGTGATCAGATTGGGGTTTGGCCGGTTGGAGTCGATCATGCCGATCTCTTCGCCGACCTTCAGGCCTGTGATGATCATGCCGGGCGCCATGCCGATTTCCGGCGTGGGGCCGTGGTCTTCACTCTTGCCCACGCTGGTGTCGCCGTACATATCCGGCGTGCCCTTCTTGACATAGGCTGTCAGCGCTGCGGCGACCTTGGCGGCGATGCGCTCGCTCTCCTCGTAATCCTTGATGTCCTCCAGGCGGGTGATCACGCTCGCGAAGGCGCTGACGCCGCGCATCTGGCCGATCCTGTCAATCAGCGCGACATGGTGCATGCGATTGGCCGGGATCCGCTTCATGGCGTAGCTCGCCTTCGACCATGTGGTGCCGGACGGATATTCCTTGTAGACCCAGAAGCCGGTGGGCTTGCCCCAGGCGTTGCTCTCGATCCCTTGCTGGATGCCTTGGGAGACATCGTTGTGGTCCATCGGCACCAGGTCAGCCTCGATCAATTCAAGCGAGTACGGCACGTTGGTGCCATGATCGAGCGCGGCGACGGGGCCCATGAGACGCTGCGCAAAAAATTCGCCATCGCGAAGCCACGATGCGCAGCCCATCCGCTGGACTTTTGCCCAATGGTGGCGCTGCGTCACCTCAGGAACCAGGCACCAATCGCGGTATGCGACACGCAGCGCCTGGGCATACTCCTCGTGTATGGTGCCATCGGCGCGCCGCGGCTGCGGCTCGATACCAATGCCACTGGGCCCGATAATGTTGTTGACCAGCGTACGCAGCGCGCCGCGCGCGAGGTCGTGATTCTGTTCGAGATTGCGCGCCAGCGCGCGCAGCGCTACCGCCCCTTGCTGGACCTGCTCATTCGGCGAGCGCGCATCGCGCGCTGCTTTGCGCAGGCGAGACGGACGTGCCGCCTCATATTCAGCCAGCACGCGACGCGCTTGCAGTCGCCGCAGCGCGGAGGCCGGTGAAAAGAACTTGATCACACGATCAAGTCCGTTCAGCTGAGCGTTGGCATCGTCACGTGGCATGTCAGCCCCGCCCGGCAAAGTTCGCGACGGAGAAGGCGACGCCGCCAACGGTCGGTCGGCCTGCGGCATTCGCGGCCTCTGCCGCGACCTTTGCCTCCCAGTCCTTCCGCCCCGCAATCACCATATCCAGATCTTCCATGCGAAGCTTGCGCTCGCCGAAGGAAACCTCCTTCCCTTCCAGGATGGCGGCCTCGGCAGTGAGATATTTGGCAAGCATTTCAGTGGCGGCAGACATTTCGGGACTCCTTCGTTGGAGGCTCCGAAGTTACCGGCGACGCAGTCTCCTTTCTAGGGAAATAGGAGACTCGACCGCCGGATCAATGCCGCTGCGCAGATCCTTGTAAAACTGACCACGGCTGATGCCAAATTCGAGCTGGAGCTGGCGCCTATTCGTTCCGTCGTACTTGGCGCGGATGGCGCGCCGGCGCGCGTGCACATCGATGGCAACTTTCTTGACGTACACCGCCTGCCCGCCCCAGTCGATCCGAAGTTTCGCCTCCAAAACCTTTTCTACTGCGGCGTGGAACACCTCGTCGCCAAGTAGCAACCGGACCTCGTTCAGCATCGCGGTCACGATGTCACATTGCACTTCCTCGATCATCTAAATCCCCTGCTAGACCACTCTGCCGAGGCGAAAGAACTCGCAGCGACACGTGGCGGTTGTTGTAGTTGTGCGGCTGGTGCAGGGGCTACCGGTTCGGTCGTTGCCACCGGTGCCGGATCGGCGACCGTCATCGGCGCGGCGAACAGGTCGTCGATGGCTGGCTGCACCTTTGCCTCCAGCTCGTCCCAATACTTCGCTGGCTTCTTCGTCAGCTCCAGATGCGTTTCCAGCCAGATCATGTAGGTTGCGCAGTCCCAGGCCTCGACACGTTTGCGCATGGATGTCCATCGCGACTCCTTGCCGGACGCAGTTGCGCGCTCGACGCGCGCCTCACCCGCCATCTGCTTGAAGAACTCGTCGCTGGCATCCTTCGAAAAATGCATGTAGCCCGGCCCGGGCCGCTCGATGCTGAGCCGGCCGAAGATCAGATCCTTGGCCAAGTTCGTGCCGACCTGCCACAGCTTCAGGCCGCGCTTACGGGTCTTCCCGCGCCAGTCAATATCGACCAGCGAGACGCCATCCTTGATGTGCTTCTCCCGGCCAGAGCGGCCGCGGATAGCGAACGTCCTCTTATCGGTGTGCGCGTGGACAAAGCTGTACACAGCCTGCGTGTTGTGGCCCTGCGTGTCGATACAGTTGGCGTGAATTTTCAGCGTGGTGCCGGCGGCATGCGGGAATTCAGTCTCAAAGAGGTATTCGGCGACGTCCTGCCACACCTGGTCCTCCTGCGGGTTGCCGTAGAAGATCTTGTGCTCGACCAGCCAGGTTTCGCAGCCTCGCCCGTAAGCACGCACGGTGTATTCGATCCGGTTATCCTGCGTGTCGCCGGCGGCCAGCAGCAGCAGGCCGCCGCGCGGAACGGTGCCGAAGGTATGCGGCTCTGCGCGATCCTTCAACTGGTCAGCATCCGTCTTTTCCATCTCGAGCGCCCAGGGCAGGCCGAGCGTGGTGTTGTGGAAGGTCTTCAGCTTCGTGATGTCACCGCTCAGCGCCTTCTCGTGCGCCTCCAGGAATTCGTTGACGAGATCCGCCCACGTAGCTGCCGGGCTATACGCGGTCCAAACATGGAAGGCAATATGCTGCAGCGGCGCGATGATGGCGCCGGCCGCATTGCGGAACACGCCGGCGCCGTCGATGGTGATGCTGGCGTCGGCATTCTGCCAGCGCCCCTGCTCTGCGATCGCGAGATATTCCGCCTGGGTGATCAGGAGGCCGCATTCAGCGTTCGGGCACAGGTGCCGAACAGAGGACGGATCACCGGCGATCCACTTGAAGCCAGTGCTGTCGTCTTTTTTCCCCCAGGCCAGCGGATGATACTGGCCACAGCCCGGGCACGGGATGGCGTATTTGAAGCGCTCGTCGGCCGAGTTATAGCGCTCTTCGATCAGCGAGAAGCCGGACAGTTTCGGGGTCGACCCTGTGACCATTTTGGGAAAGGTCGCGCCCTCCACCCGCTTGGCCGCCAGCTTGTCCGGTGCGCCTTCCTTCTCGATGTCACGCAGGAACGCGTCGAGCTCGTCCAGGTACGCGACGTCCACCGAAATTCGCCGATAGGCGCGAGCCGCCGTGCCGCCGCGGGTGTGCAGCAGGCACCCCATGAACTTCTTCTGCGCGAGCGTGTTGTCCTTGTGGCGCGCGAGGTGCGCCGGCATGGCCCGGCTCATCACCTTAACGTCGCGCAACATGGTATCCAGCTCGGTCTTCACAAACTCATCGTTGTCGCCGTCGGTCGGCTGCCACAGCACCTGGTTGCGGCGCTTGTGCTCTGCGAAATAGCCGATGGCCGCCAGCAGGATCTTCGTGTAGCCGACGCGCGCCGACTTCATGAAGTCGATGAAGCGAATGTCGTCGTTGCTGATGCAGGCCATGATGGCGCGCTGGAATGGCCACGGCCGCCATTCCTGCTCGACGTACGAGCTTTCCTTGGACAGGTAGAAATGCGCGCGCGCCCACTCCTCCAGCGTCTGCGGGGTGGGAACTCCGAAGGCCTCAAGGCCTCGCGCCAGCGTGCCGGCCAGCTCGGGAGCATCCCAGTTGAGCACGTCATACATGTCGCTCAAAGTTCGATCTCCTCTTCGTCAGCGTCGTCGGCGCCACCGGCATCGTCGTCGCGCAGATCGGCAAGCGACATGCTGGCAGCGATGTTGCGCGCGCGGGCGATCTCGGCGCCGATCGCGGTGATCTCTTCCGCCGGCAGCGACGGGACCCGCCGACGTACCGCGCCTGGGATGGCGTCGAAGATACCGGCGATCCGCGCGCCGGCCTTCGCCAGGATCTCCTCCAGCAGCGCGGCCGGCAGCAGCTGCTTCTGCTTCTCCGCGTTCTGCAGCGCGACGCGGATTTTCTGCTCGCGCGCCAGACCCGCACGTTCCGTCGCCAAATCCAGATCGCCGTTGGCGGCCCGGCCCGCCGCCTGCTCGCGCAAGTGCGAGCAGTAGGCCTGCAGCAGCTGAATTCCCGGCACGCTGGTGTCGAGCACACCCCGCCCGACCAGGTTGCCGACCGCCTGCTGGCTGATCCCGACGAGCGAGCCGAACTGTGCCTGGGTCAGGGGCTGGGTTAGGTCAGGGAGCGACAATACAACCCCCTTGGCATGGGCCGGTGACTAGCGCGCAGTCAGGGTTCGAATTACCCCTGACTGCCCGGGCTTGGGAGTACCTTTCGGCAACGTTGCTGCGACGCATTATCGTGCTGTCCTTTCCGCCTCGACCATGGCCTTGGTGAACTCGGTGGCGAATTCCTTCTGCGTGGTCAGCTCGACTACATACTTGAAATCGAAACGCTCCTGGTACACAGCGGAGCGGACGAACAGCAGCACGGGCCGGATGGCGGTCCCGCTGGCGAAGCTGGTGCGCTGGTAGACGCCCAGCGGCAGGCGGTCGCCAGGTTGGCCGATGAAGTACGAGAAGCCCTGCTGCCGCTTCGTGCCGCGCGCGAGGCGAGCACGCCGCTGGTCGCTCATGTTGGCCTTGTAGCCCATCTCGGGGAAGGCGCGGAAGAACGCCAGGATCTGCACGATCTGGCCGCTGCTCATGTTGCCGTAGGCATCCAGGCGCGCGCCGGCGCCCGGCACTGCACGGTAGCCGACCGGCATGGCGCCAACAGCCTGCAGCGCCCGCTCGAAACGCTTCTGCACGCGCTGGCCGCCGTCGATCTGCGGCCGCAGGAACTTCGCTGCCGGAATGGCTTTGGTGGCGTCGTCCTTCAGCATCACCGTCGCCTCCAGGCGCGTGGCAGTAGCCGGCTTCACGTAGACGCTGTTGAGCGTGTACGGCGTGGGATTGCGGAACACATCGCGCATTTCCTTGACCTCAGCGTCTGCAGCTTTCTTGGCGGTGCGCGTCAACGCGACCCTGGTGGCGAAGTTGACTTGCTTGGCACCGGCCTGGCAAATCTGCGCAATCGAGGCGACCGCCTGTCGAACATCAACGACCATTTGCTTCCCTTTCTGGCATCTCAGATGCCCAAACCTTCTACCCTGCATCCTTTTGCAGGGTGCGGAACCAACCCTGCAACGCTGTAACCCGCACCAACACTCACTCTCAGCAGGGTATGTATGGTGTGCATGGTGTTTTCGTGCGTATACGTGAGAAAAACTTAGACGCCTTCAAAAAATTGTTTCTTCACGTACGCGCCTGAAACCCTGATAACCATGCCTACCCTGCTGCGAGCCTGTATTTATGCGGCTCTCCACGTTGCAGGGTTGTATTTAAACCCTGCGCAACCCTGCATTAATCAGAGTCATCAGCCCTGCTATCGCCGCGGATATCGCCCAGTCGGCGGAACCGCTCGATCTGCTTTTCCAGCGATTCGGTTTCACCTTCGGCCTTGACCTCGAACACCATCCTGGTCGTCTTGCCCTTCGCGCCAACCGCTACCGAACGCTTCACCTTGTGCTCACGGCTGGCGATCAGGCCGGCGAACTTGCACAGCGTCAGCGGCTTCTCGCCGGTCCGGTCGCACCAGCGTCGGTAGATCTTGAACAGGTCTTCCGACAGGCAGGAGCAGTACGGCGCTGCCAGGTAGCCCTGCTGCCACGACCGGTGGAACGACATCCAGCTGCTGAGGCCGAACTCGATCACGCGCTCCTTGGCCAGCGTCATCGGCGGCTTGGTGTGCTCGTTGAACCCGTCCAGCGGCAGACGCAGCAGGAAGTCGTAGAACGCCTCGACGGCACCGGCCTTGATCGCCTCGGCGATCTGGTCATAGAACTCCTTCGGCTGTCGGTTGCGCGCCTCGATGACCATGAACCGGCGATCTTCCAGCTCGATCGGAATCGGCTGCGGCTCGTTGGACAGAAACACGCCGTTCATGTGGTTCGTTTCGATCCGCTCCGGCAGGTTTTTCTGGTTGATGCTCATCTTGGCGCCGGTGATCATGTACTTCAGCGTGCCGTTGTGGCTGTACTTGTCGTCCCGCGACAGCACCTCCTCGAACAGCACGAACAGCTTGCGGGAGCGCCAGGCGGTAAACGTCGAATCCAGTTGGTGCTGACTGGCCACCGTGCCGTACTCCCCGTAGATCGGCGCCATCACATCCTGGAAGAACAGGCTCTTGCCGGTACCCTGCTTCTCACCGAACATCAGCAGCGCCGTCTGCATCTTGGCGCCGGGCTTCTGCAGTGGGAACGCCAGCCAGCGAAGGATCCATGTGACGCACTCATCGACGTTGTCCTCGGCGCCGCACAGCGATTCAAGGAGCGCGAGGATTGGCTGGACGAGGTCAACATTCGGCTTCGGTGTGACCGGCCAGCCGAGGAAGATGTTCACGCATGTCTCAGGGTCCGCCTGCTGCGTCGGATCGAACACCAGGTTCCGGGCTTCGATCGTCTTGCGCAGCGCGTGCTCCTGCCACTTGGTCGTCAGCTCGGCCGTGTAGTCGGCGCGCACGGCGCCCAGCGACATCACCTGCTGGCCGATGCCATCCCATACGGTTTCCGTGCCGCGCAGCAGCGTCAGGTGCTCCAGCATCTCGTCAAGCTTGCCCCCGCTGCCCCCGGTAGCGGCACGGCCGCCGATGAGAGTGGGGAGCGACTCCCGTGTGACCGTGCGGCGCTTCGGGTTTGTATCCCACTCGGCTGCAGCGGCCTTGCCCACCCACGCCACGAAGGCCGAGCGCTTCATGCGCTGGCGCCGCAGGCTGTCCCAAACGTCGGTCGTGGGCCAGACGAGCGCGAAGTGGTCGACCAACTGCTCGGCCGTCGGCATCGTCAGACCGACGGCGTCCGCCTGTGGAGGGGGCGCGGGGGAGTCGGCGGGGTTCTGCGCTGAAGGAGGTAGCGGGATGTCATCGTCGGCAGGGAGCTCCGGCACCGGCTCAGCCACGCCGCTCTCGAGCAGACGCGCTACGACCGGCCCGAGCTGCGCGCGCACATCGTCAATCGACTGCTCGACGTGCAGGTCGTTGAAATCCGTCCATTTATTCTCGCCGCGATCTGCGAACACCGGGAATACCACCTCGGCGTTGCCGACCAATCGCGCAGCCGCGCGCGCCGCCGCGATGCCGGCGTTTTCGAATTTCCATTGCCGCATCCGTCGCCCGCACCGCACATCTGCCTCGATATACGGCGTGCCGGTCGCGTCGATGCGGCGCCAGGCGCGGACAGTGACGCGCTCATCGCCACGCGTCAGGCAGGTGTGGTCAAGACCATCGATAGCGGGCGGCGACTCGACGTCGAATTGCTCCAGCAGGTCACGCGCATAGCGCTGCTGGATCTGCCAGTCGTCGTCGGCAAAGAACAGCAATACGGCGCTGGGGAAGTCCGTACGCAGCTGGCGCGCGACGGCGCCGAGATTGCCCGCGCTGAACGTGACCATGACCGGGAAAGCCTCGTCGGTGGCCATGCGCACGGACTGCCCAGACGCGTAGCCCTCGGCGATGCCGATCAGGCGCGTGCTGTCGTCGATGGTGCCGAGCAGGCAGGCCGCGCCCACCATGTCGGCGCCGGTATTGAACTTCTTGCTGCCGTCGGGTGCTATCTTCTGCACACTGGTCAACTCTGGTTTCGCGTTGCGGCGATACTTGCGCGCGGGGATGAGGAGCACACCGTCGGACGTGACGCGCGCGAATGCACCACTGACCTGTTTCCGCTTCAGATAGGCGACTTCCTCGGGAGCAGCAACCGCTTTCGCCATCGCCCACTGGCCGCGCGCTCGGCCTGCCGCTGCCGCGGCGACCCGCGCACGGCGTTCTTGCTCGTGTTTCTCCAGTTCTGCCTGGCGGCGCTCAAACTCGACCTTCTCTGCATCGCTGATGCCCGACCAGTCGAAGGTCACGGACACGGTGCCGGGGTCGCGACCATGCCACAGGCCGAACGAACCGACGATCTGCTGCTGGCCGTTGTCGAGCGTGATTTCGCGGAGACGATACCAAGCCTTTTTCCCCTTGCCGAAGCGTTGAATTTTGCCATTGAGGACAGGCAGGCCATCGCCCGGGAGCGCTGGCAGACCGTGGCCACGCATCTCTGCAATCAGGTCGTCGAGCGTCATGCTGCGCAGCTGTCCAGAGGTGCAAGGGTTCGAACGGACATCAAAATACCTCGTGTATTATCCAAGTTTTAACTTCAGGGAGCAGATGGTGGCCAATCAAGACAATCAAATTGCGGCACTCGGCATGGTCTGGTATCGCGAAAATGATTACGATCGCTTAAAAGCCATGTTTGAAGACGGCGACAAGCTGCCGGGGACATTCCTCCGATGGCAGGATCAGGCCGAGCAAGGCAGGAAGAAACTCTCGCGGGAGGGTAAGACGGTCATCAAGGCCTACATCGATCCGGAAACTTTTCCCGAATGGTGCGCCGCCAATGGACACCGTGTCGATGCCGCAGGTCGTATGGCATTCGCCAACGCCGAGGCCTATCGAGTTCTTATGAAAATGTAGCTCGATCTGGCGAGCTGAAGTACGGCGATACTGCTTCGTTCCGGCTCCACCAAACGCCGGCTTCACGCGGCTGACACGACGTGCACACATTGCGCTCCCCTTCACTTTTGAACCATGCCCTTGAGGCGCGACACCAGCGCGTCCAGCGACATCTTGGCGCGGACGGCCACCGCTTCGACCTTCTCCACTTCGTGCTGCTCGACCTTGCCGTCGGCCAGGGTGGCGTACAGCTCGGCGCCCACGTCGCCGGTGCTGGACATCACCTTCGCCAGCATCTCCAGCACCGCCATATCAGACGAATCGACCTCCTGCTCCGTGCGGATCAATGTGTAGCCGTGATTGATGGCGTAGGCCTGCAGGATGCCCGTGTCGGCGGTCAGCGCCATCAGCGTATCCAGCTCCAGCGGGCTGAAGTAGTTCGTGTCGCTGTTCGGGTTGGCCTTGTTGCGCAGGATCTGCGTCCGCAAGCCCATCCGGACAGCCAGCACTTCAGGGCCGCCGGCGGCGTCACGCACAGTTTTGTAGATGGCGTCGGAGATGTTCATTTTGATAAATTAGGAAGTTTCTAAAATGGCATGCCATACTTCGATCTGTGCTAGGCAGGTTGCTTTGCCGGCGGATCGACCGGAACGCCGTGTTTGTTGGCCAAGTCAATAAGGCCCAGCACGACGCGCGCTGAAGGATTTCGAATGCCGGCGCGACCGGTTTCCATATCGCTAACCGAGGACTGACGGAGGCCGATGGCATCGCCAATTTGAGTCTGTGTGAGACCGGCCTTGCGCAGGCCTGAGATAGTGAAAGGGATGTTCATGGAGCCAATTATAGGAATTCCGGTATTTTCAGTCAACCGGTATTCCGGTATACAGCGTTGCGATAATATCGAAATGGCGATAGGAACCCGATTAAAAGAGGCGAGAAAAGAAGCTGGTCTGACTCAGGCAGAATTGGCTATTCGCTCAGGCACGAAGCAAAGCACTATTTCCGACCTAGAAGTAGGAAAGTCGAAGGGAGCGACAACTATCGCCCAGATGGCTGCTGTCTTGGGCGTAAGCGCGTTATGGCTGGAGACCGGCAAGGGCGATCGCCTCGTCAGGTCAGCCAAGCCCCAGGCTGTTCACGAAGCTGAGCGCAACACCCCGGTTTCACCCGCCCTCCAGTGGATCACCGATGATGAGTATCGACTGCTGAGCAACTACAGAGCTGCCACCTCGGGTTGGAAGGATGCCATTCAGAACTTGGCAGATGAGGCAGAGAAGGAACCTTCAGTTCGTATTGCGGACAATAAGTCGTAGGGCCGGGCGTGCGGGGAATGCTCGCGCAACAGCGGCGAGCTTTGCCACTGCATACTTCTTCTGTTCGGCATCCATTGCGCGCAGCGCTATCACAGCGCGCTCTTCAAGCGTCAGTTCGTTCTCGCGATTCGACGTTTCCACAATTCCCCGGCGGTTTTGGTATCAGACGCGTAGTTTCACACATTTTTGGTTGCTGAAATATAACCAATATTCACAAATGGAAAATATTTCGCAGTAAAGGTGGGCAGCGGGGCTGGGGCTGAAAGTACGACAAGCGCCTTGCGGCGATTACTGGGGTTTGTTTTTGTTCAAGATCAGGTAAAGCGATTTTGCTTTGTCTCTTGGATGTTGCTTTGCAGTCCGTTCAAGCATTTCGACCATTTTCTTGCGTCGCGCCTCATCCATTCCACGTAGCGCCGCCAGCGCCCTGACCTCATCCTCATCCGAGGTAGGATCATCTTCTGCCATGGGCACCTCATTCAACACAAAATCAGCGAACTTGCATTGTAGACAATTTTGATTCCAAAATGCAATCACACTGCAATAGGATCATAGCATCTTTCCGACCTGTAATGGGCGAAGGCTTAATGTTCTGACCACGGTGTCATCAGCAAAGTGTGTGTTTCTAGCACGGAAACACTTTCAACTAGATCTGTGCAGCACCGGCGAAAATCCGGCGATGAAAAAACCATTGCCGGAAAAGATACTTCAAACCGACTACGTCCAGTCCGCCTTCCGTATGCCACCTGCGCTGCGGGACGAGCTGCGCAAGAGCGCGGCCAAACACGGCCGCAGTATGAACGCCGAGATTCTAGCGCGGCTACAGGCGACGCCCGACCAGGCGGTCATCGCAGAACTGGCGGCGCTGAAAAAGATGATTCAACGGCTACTCGACCGCGACTGACACACCCATGAAATATCGAAATTCTGATTTATCGCACAAAAATACCGGTATTCCGGTTGACATCAAATAACGGAATGCCGATAATCGCTTCATCGACCAGATGGAGCTTGAAATGTCCCAGTCCACACGCCGCACCGCCGCCCTCAAAAAACTGACAAGCGCCGATTTGGACGCGCTCCTGAACGCGTCTCTCGCTCGCATCCAGGATATGGAGTCGTATCTTGCGCAAGGCGGTGAGCGCGCTTTTTGGGAGCCCCGCCTCGCCGATCTGAGCGCTGCGCGGACCCGGCTCATAGACATCAAGGCGGCCCAATGAGCGCGTACACCGTCACCGTGCGCCGCGCCGGCCACAAGCCCACCTATTCGTTCGCCATCGGCGCCAGCAGCGCAGCTGTGGGCGTCCGCGTCGCCGCGCGCTACAGCGACTCCGCTGCGCCGGCCATCACCATCCACCCACTGCACCGGAGCTGCAAATGAACATGCACGACCTGAAGCCACTGAACCGCATCGAGATCGCCGACATCATCGCCACCGCGTTCCCGGCAACGCGCCCGGCCCGTAGCCAGGCGTACCGCCTGGGCGTGGAGAAAGCGCTGGAGTCCGCCAGCGCCGGCGGCGTACTGCCTGAAATGTACGAAGGCGGCACCGTGGCATACGACGCCTACCATGCCGGCGTGGTGGAAGGCCGCGCGCTGTGGGCCCGCCACATCGCCACGAAGGCCGCCCTCCCCCACCGTCCGCTGGCGCCGGCGAACGTACCTGACCTGCTTGCAGCGGAGCTGATCCATTCCGGCGAGGTCATCACCACGCTGCTGAACCACATCACGGCCGTGCAGCTGGCCGACGTGCGCCACAAACTGCAGCAGGCCGGCCTGATCGGCAAGTCGAACGTCGTCGGTCGCGGCCCCGAGCGCCACGGCGTGCTGGTGGCCACCGGCTTCGCCATCGGACAGCAGGCATGAGGTCGCCAGCCACCGCGCCGCTGGCGGTCGCCGTAGCGCTGGCCATCGCCGCGCTGATCGGCAGCAGCGCCGCTGAAGGGGCGCCGCCCGCCAGCCTGGTCATCTACAGCAAGGCGCGCTGACATGGCCGCGCCGGCGCCAGACCAAACCGCACTCGAAGTTGCGAACCGCAGGATGCGGACTGGTCTGGCGCTGGAGCAGGCCCTGGCGCACCCCACGCTCCGAATCATTCTCGAAAACCGCGCGCGGTATCACATGCAGCGCCGCGCGCGCACCGATGTAAAAAAGCTGCAAGCCAACGACAACGACTGAAAGGAAGCGATATGTCCAACGCCCTGCCCCAATTTCAACTGAACGCCCCGGCGCTGCTCACGGCCGGCCAGATCCTCGACCAGCAGTGCCACGGTGCCGCCGTCTACAGCGGTTGGTGGAATGACCCAGCGACCGGCCGTCGCATCGAGCGCAATGCCGGCGAGATGCTGATGCTGATCGTGTCCGAAATTGCCGAAGGCATGGAGGGCGAACGCAAAGACCTCATGGACGACAAGCTGCCGCACCGCAAGATGCTGGAGGTGGAGCTGGCCGACGCGGTTATCCGCATCTTCGATCTGGCGGGCAGCCGTGGCTTCGACCTGGGAGCCGCCATCTCCGAGAAACTGGCGTTCAACCTCCAGCGCCCCGACCACAAGCCCGCCGCGCGCCTGGCCGCTGGCGGCAAGAAATTCTGATCACCAGCTCATGCGGCAAATGATCGATACCGGCGCCACCGTCAGCTTTGACAGCGACGCCGGCCGTACCGTCGGCCTGGTCGAACAGATCCAGACCGACATTTCCAACGGCGCCAAGGTTGCCACCGTCCGCATGCCGTGCGGCGGCACCACTGCGCTGCCCATCAACCACCTGCGCCACGAGGACACCAAATGACGCAAATCGCATTCGCCCGCATCCTGCAAGACCTGCGCGACGGGCGCCCACACAGCGAGATGACCGCCGGCATGGAAGAACTGCTGGCCGCCGTCCGCACCACCGGTAAGGCCGGCACCATCACCCTGGAAATCAAGGTGAAGCCCGGCTCGCGCGGGGGCGACGTCGACAAGGTCACCATCACCGACAAGGTGACGATCAAGGCGCCCAAGCCCGAGCGCGGCGACGACTATTTCTTCGTCACCGAAGACAACAACCTGTCGCGTAAGCACCCGCGCCAGCACTCCCTGGACCTGCAAGACGTCGGCCAGGGCAAACCATCCACCTTTAAGGAAGCAACCCAATGAACGAACAGACCGCAACCGCCGAATTGGCCAGCACCGCGGCCGCGCCGCTGGTAGGCGAACACCTGCACATCACGGACACCGCGCTGGATAAGCTGGCGCGCATGGCGAATGCCGCCAAAGCCACCGTAGAGGTAGGCGGCATCACCCAGCTGCTGGTGCCGGCCGACTATAAAGTGGTCGACTTGACCGCCGTGATCGAGGCGGCGCGCCCGGCCCCAACGCGCAAGAGCGGTACAGTGCGCTTGACGGACCTCGACAGCTTCCTGACCTACGTAACTCAGCAAGGCAATCCGGCGATCACGCGCATCTTCGCCGACATGGATGCCCGTACGTTGACCGCGATCTTCAATGACCACGGCAACGTCGACGCGGGCGACGCCACGGGCTGGCGCGATCACCGAGCCGTGTACACCGCCGAGCTGAGCAAAGAGTTCGCCACCTGGCTGAAATACGACGGCGAGAAGATGGGGCAGGAGCCATTCGCAGTCTTCATCGAGGACAACATCGCCGACATCACCCAGCCCACCGGCGAAACGCTGCTGCTCGTTGCCTCCACGTTGCAGGCAAAGAACGAAGTCAACTTCAGCTCCAGCCATCGCCTGGACAACGGCCAGGTCCAGCTGTGCTACACCGAAAACCTGAACGCCTCCGCCGGCGTCAACGGCTCGCTGGAAATCCCGCGCACCTTCGAGATCGGCGCGCGCGTGTTCAAGGGCGGCGCCGGCTACAAAGTGCGTGCCCGCCTGAAATACCGGCTGGTGGGCGGCGGGAAGGTCAGCTTCTGGTATGAGCTGGACCGTCCGGATGTGTCGCTGGAGCACGCATTCAAGGAGTACGTGGACCAGGTGCGCAACAGCCAGTTCACCGTCCTGCACGGCAAGGCCTGACCATGAGCTTCGACGCTTGGCTGATCACATTCCAGGACGCGCGCCAAGCCGCTCGCGCCGCATACGACCGCGCCGCCGAGCTGGCCGCCGAGAACGCTGTGCTGCGCGAGCAGGCGGCCTGGCAGCCGGCAGGGACGCTGCCACCGGTCGATGCTGACCTGCTGGTGCTGCTGGAGATGTCCGACGGCGAGGTCTACCCAGGCTTCGCCGACGGCGAGCGCTGGTTCTACGCGGACGGCGTGCCGGTCACCAGCGTCGATGTCGTCGCCTGGCGGCATCTGCCGCCAGCGCGGAAACAGCCAGCAGCGTGAGGTGACAAATGCCAGCCACCTCGAAGCCGCGCAAGAAATACCGCCGCGGGCGGGTCAACGTGCCGATGACAGCACCAGCGCACAGGCGCTTAGCGCTGGAGCTGCACCTGGCTGTCGAGGCGCTGGTGCTCGCTCCGAGCCCTGAAACCTACAACACGCTGACCAAGATGCTGGCTGCACTGGCAACGGCCGGCCTTGCCTGCGAGGCACTGGATATCGCGAACAACACGATGGACGCGATAGTCAGCCGATTTGAGCGCGTGGGCAAGGTCGGCCTGAAGGATGAGGAATCGACCGCGCTGCGCCGCGCTGTAGCGAGCCTTGATGGCCGCATGGTGCGACTGCCAGTGAACAAACTCGCAGAGGCAGTCGCGCAGATCGAAGTTTATTTTGCTGCCGCCGGCGTGGCTGGCGCCGCTTGAAGGAAGAACGATGAACGATTTGAAGATTATGGAATACATCGCCGCCACCAAGGACGTGCGTGCGGTGCAGATTGCAGACAAATTCGACGTCGAGCTGGTGGACGCCAGCGCTGCGCTGCGATCGCTTGTCGATGTTGGCGACCTCGTCCGCACGCAAGGCACCGCGCCGAACGGCCAGTCGGCTCAGATCTACAACCTTAGCCCAGAATACTGCAAAACGAGCGAGGGCAAAGCCCTCATGCAGCGTGTCGCCCCCGCTGCACCAATCGCGCAGCAAGCCCCTTCCGGCCAGGACCAGCTCCCCACGGCGCTGGTCGACCAGTTGTCGAAGGTAGGCCTGGAAGCGCAGGGCCTGCGCCCAGTAGGTAGCCGGCTAGATCGCGCGTTGGCCTACCTTCGCGCCAACGGCAAGGCGACAAACGACCAACTGCGTGACGTGATGGGCATGAGGAGCTTCGAATATCCCTCGACAGCGCTGCGCGCCGCCGTGAATGACGGGCGGGTCGCGCGCGATGGGGATGACTGGATCGTAGGCACGGGGCAACCTGCGACAAAACAGCGCCGGGCGAGTTCGCCAGCACCACGACCAGCTGCTGGTGCGGATCGACCCGCCGAGGCAGCGCGCGCCGCAGCGCCTGAAGCGCCAGTGGCGCCAGCAGCCGCTGGGCTGCGCTGCGCAGTCTGGTCGGATGGGGTAATCGAACTACAGCGGGACGCTAAGACCATCTGCACCATGAGCCGTGATGAGGCTCTGTTCATCGCCGCCTACATCAAGAGCACCGGGGCTGAGCATGCCTAAGTCGAAGCTGCCCACGAAGCGCGAGCCACCGCCAAGCGGATCCGAACTGCTGCTCAGCGTCGGAATCTTCATCGTCCTGGTGCTGCTGAACTGGTGGCCGTGATGAGCAAGCCCCACCCGCGCGACGACGCCGACATGCACAACATGCGCATCCACCGCGCCAAGCAACTGTGCCGCCCGGTGCTGCACGGCGGCGTCAAAAAATTTATCGCCGGCTTCTGCTGGCACGACGGAGACGACGAAATGGTCGTCTACCTCAAGGGCAGCAGCGATCCAGTGCGGCCTTGCGAAATAACCATATTGGAGCAATCCCATGAGTGAGCAAATCGAAGCAAGCAGCACCAGCACCGACGACATGCTGATCCGCACGCTGCGTAGCTGCGGCTTCTTCGTCCGTCAGCTGGGGCTGCTGGACGGCCAGCGGCCGCAGGTGATGGGCACCGTCGACAACGCCACCGCGTTCTTCAAACTGGCGGTGACCGGCGCCGACGTCGGTATAGCGATGGCGTTCGCGCCTTACCTCAAGGAAGGCGAGACACCCCTGCAGCGCCTGAAGCGCGAGATCAAAGACAGCGAGACGCTGGCGGCGATGCTGGCGGAAGAGCGCGCTAAGGTCGCCGCGCTTCAGGTGGATGCTGCCGCCGCGCGCCGGTATGGTTACCTGCGCGACACGCCCGGCATGCTCCCGCTGGAGGTATGGCACGCGCTGGAGGGTGCCGGCGCAACGACCGAAGGCAAGTTCGACCAGGCGCTGTACGGCGCTGATCTTGACCGTGCAATCGACAGTGCTCTCGCCGCAACTCAGAAAGGATGTGCGGCATGAGCATGCGCAAAAGACGGCGCCAGCATGGCCACCGGATGAATGACCTAAATCGGCTCCGCTGGCTTCTCGACTGGATTTCGGTCGACTTCATTTCTACCAGGAGGCAGGCACAATGACCCAACTCGATGAAGAATTTCAACGTCTACATGCTGCGGCGCTTGCCTGCCGCGGCTGGAGCTGGCCAAATCGTCGCCGCGACCCGGACACCGGCACTCACTACTTTGGCCGGCGAAACGAGGACGGCGATTTTAGCGAGATCGGCACAGTCGACGCATCGACCTACACTGGCGAGTATGTGGACGATCTGCGGGTGCTGAAATTTCTCCGGCTCGCGCAACCTAGCACCGTAGCGGCACTGATTGAACAGATCAAGCAGTTGCGCGCTGAACTCGCGGAAACAACCGCAGCGCGTAATTCAGTGTTGGAGGAAGCCGCGATCGAGGCTGAGCGGCAGGACCGCACCGGCCGCGAGTGGGTACGTGACAGCGTGTGGGACAACATCATCAAACGTGTGCCGGCGGCGATCCGTGCATTGAAGGAGAAGAAATGAGCACCGACGAAATCCTGTCGAAGATTCTGGAAAAGCTGAGCGCACCGCCGGCAATTCCGCTCTCGATCGATCTGTGGGACATAGCCTCGATCGCCGCATACCTGAAGCGCGATCCCCAGGTCGTACGTGAGCGCATGGCATGCCTGCCGAGTTTCCCCAAGGCGATCCGCCTGCCCACGAAAACAGGCCGCGCACAACCGCTGTACAAAGCAATGGAGGTGATCGCATGGACAAACAGCCACCAGGAGCGGAACTGA